GCCGGGGTTTTCCCGATTCCTCGAAAAACTTCGCTACTACTATTTTGACTACGTGTATTTGGAGGGCGGCGTGATCGATGACGTAGAGAAGAAAGATGACGCGGGAAGATTTCTCGATCTGCTGCTGCGCATTATCCGTTATCCGAAATACCTGAAAGAGTCGGACTTTGAATATTTCGGTGCCTACCTGATGGACATTAAAGAGATTTTGTCCGAGTTTCCCGACAGTACGGAGGAATCTCTGCGGTGCGCTCGTGAAATATACGAGGTCATAAAGGATATGTACAGGGACGCCGATAAGGAGTCTACCGATAAGGAACTTTCGGAAAAAATCGAGAAGGATGCTTCTGAGGTTATCGAGAAACTTCGTGATCTTCTCGGTTCCGCTACTGCTGACGAGAAACCTGCGGGTGAAAGTTCGATAGATGACACGAAAATGTCCGATGCCGTCAAGAAGGACGATGGTCTTCTGGGTGATCTGTGCGAGGGTACTGTCGAATTGGGTTCTGCGAGGGAAACTTATTTCTATCCGGTAACTCCGAATAAGGAGAAGTATTTAGAGGCTCTTTCAAAAGTTCGCCGTTATGTACCAGCCATCTCTAAGATCATACGCGGTCATTGCAAGGAGTACAAATACATCCATCGTGGAATGCGTAGCGGTACTCTGGATACTAATAAACTGGTAGAAGCTATTCAAGGGGTTCCTTCTGTATATATCCGTGAGGGGGAGGTTCGTTCGGATCGTGTCGCTGTGTGCGTACTGATCGACGAAAGTGGATCGATGTATGGTTCCCGCATAGAGGCTGCACGGGAGGCTGCCGTACTTCTCAACGAAGCCATAGGGAGTATCCCACAGGTTGAACTATTCATATACGGTCACACGGGAGATGTGCGTAGTGGTCATTCTACGGAGATGCGCGTGTACCGTGAAGGTAGGAATGCCCCGAAGTACGCGCTGGGTGCTATTGAGGCACTTTCTCAGAATAGGGATGGTATCGCTATTGTCGAATGTGCCAAGAGGGTTCGCGGTCATACGAATTTACCGGTATTGTATTTCATACTGTCAGATGGTTCTCCGTGTGCCGCCGATTATGGCGGAGATGCCGCGATGAAGCATGTACGACAATGTGTGCAGGAAGTTGAACGTATGGACTTCACTGTGGTTCAGGTGTGCATCAATCATAGCTACCCACCTGAGAAAATGTTTAGACGATATATTATTCTTGAAGATATGTCTACGTTGGCTGTGTCTTTGGGGAGAGTTCTTAAAAAGGCGACCATGCGTGCCACGACTAATAGGGTGTACTAATGCCGAGAAAAAGTCCTATATTTGTAGACGAGATTAGGTATTAGTCAGGGGGAGGAGTGGTTTCTTTCGTGGGGATTGTGACCCCCCCCCTACCGGTTCCGTAGCTCAGTTGGATAGAGCAACAGCCTTTGGATAAGGAGCTTGTATGTGGAAGATTGAGAAAGTCATAAGTAAAGGTGACTATAATTACGCCTTAGTGCCAGAGCATCCCTTCGCTACGAAGAATGGGTATGTTCTGTTTCACAGGGTTGTGATGGAGAATCATCTTGGTAGAGTTCTTAATCGTAATGAGGTGGTGCATCATAAGAACCACAATAAAAATGATAATCGAGTAGAGAACCTCGAAGTTTTTGATGCTTCTGAGCATTGTCGTAAGCATGCCTTAGAACGTGGACGTAAGATGGTCTCTTTAAGATGTCCTATTTGTGGTAGAGTATTTTGCAGAATGTCAAATCAGATACATCTTGCGCGATACTCAAAATATGGGTGTACTTGTTGTAGCTCTAAATGTAGAGGGAAACTATATAGAGCTATACAACTTCATGGACTAACGCATACGATGGAGACTGCTATATCGGCGAATATCTTAGCCTCGTATAGAGATATTAGAGGAGAGACAACGCCGAGGAAACCCACTTATGAGGGGTTCCGTAGAGACTATACGCAGTCCACCTGTAATGGTGAAGACATAGTCCAGACCGCAACATTAGTACTTCTAATGGTCACGGAGACGTGATGCGGTAAGCTAAGCTGTGGGTCTTGGGTTCGAATCCCAACGGAATCACGAAAACAGTATGACATGGGAGAGATAAAAACCACTCGACGAACGAGTATCGCAAGGATGCTCCGAAAGGAGACCGGTACGGACGGTCAGAAGATAACGAATGCAATCGACAAGGCGTTGACTATGGATGCTGCGTCGGTCGGTGTATTTTCGTTGCGCGGTATACGCAATGCTGCGAAGGAGCTTATGGAGGCTACCGAGGATTTCGACCGAAAAGAGTTTTTCGATGCGTTTTTTCGGCTGTATGGTCTGTGTATTGCACCTGACGTTCGCGCACGTGGCGTATTTCACCCTTCGTCGCTTCAATCTGCGTGCCCGCGTTCGCTGGTGTACGAATTGTCCGACGTACCGCGAGACGCTGTGAAATCGTCGATAACCGGTGCCCTGCAAAGGACGTTCGATCTTGGGTCGTGGTTTCATTTATACACGCAGAATATACTGCTGAAACTCGGTTATTTGGAAGCTGCCGAAGTACCGGTAGTGAACGAGGCGCGTTACATAAACGGTAAGGCCGATGGTGTGTTCGCATGGGACGTGTTCGGTGAGAAGGTCGTTCTCGAAATAAAGACCATGAATGATATGGTATACCAGAGGGCTATTTTCAAACCGTTTCCGAAACACGAGTTTCAGGCTTCTCTGTACGCACGGGAACTCGGTGCCACGAAGATTCTCTATCTGTACTTCAACAAGAACACTTCGGCCATGAAGGAGTTCCTGCTTCCCCTTAACGAGACGATGCTCGCGCAGGCGGACAAAATAATGGGCGGTACGATCGAACACGTAAGAAACGGTACGGTTCCCGACCGAAGCTGTCCCGACAGCTGTTGCGACGCCGCGTTCGACTGCCCGTTCAGAAGCCACTGCTTCGGATTGTAGACACCTAATCTCAAAACAATATGAAAAAGATTCTTTTATGCCTCGCGGCATTGCTGTGCGTGACGGTAGTCTCGGCACAGGAGGACGACCTCACACCGGTAGAACTGGCGCTTATGGTCGGTAAAACGAACGACGCTATCAAGGCTCGTGCGGAGTACGTCGATACGATGCCCTCGGGGGTAGAAGTGTACCGACGCATCAATGCGTATGACAAGATCGAGGTAGCCTATTACTGTACGTTCGACAGTAACGGGAGACTGGAAAACGTATGGTACAATACCCCGCATGCGTTGGGTTGGGAACTTAGTTTCGTTCTCAGTGATTACAAGGATGAGATCGGTAAGAGCAAGAATGAAAAGTACGACCCGATGTTGGATATTTACATGCGTCACACGTTCCCTTTCAGAAATACATGGGTGGTGTTCGACCACGCCGAACAAAGAGTGTACGTCTACAAGAAGAAGTAACCATGCCACGCCGAATGCCGGAGAGAGTTATGAACCCTCTTGACTTGTTCAGAAGACAATTTACGGAGGTACCTTCCCCCGTGGGGGGACTTCCTACGATGTCCACGCGCATAGCGGATATTGCGTCGGACGATCTCGGTGATCTTATCGCACGCTATACCGCGTGGAGGGAGTTCACCGAAGACCGCCATCTGGAAGCGTGCGCGGTATACGCACAGGTGAAGTCGGAGTACGATTTGGAGATCGACCGCTTCATTGCCGAAAGTCGCAGGAGCATATCCGCGACGGACAAACGTGCGATGGCCCACGTACATGTTACCGAACTCGGACTTACCAAGAAGCTCGATGAGGCTGGTATCTATCGTGATCTTTTGGCCGGAAAACTCGATTCTTTCAGTAACGTTCTGGCTATGCTCAGCAGAGAACTCACCCGTAGAGGGGTTATGAACGGATAATTATGGAAAATCTTGCATTTTCATTCGACGCAAGTTTCGGCGATTTTCTGACAACTCTCGCACGCGAGAAGATCATGACGGAGTACGATCTCGATGCCGCCGTTAAGATTTTGACCGATTCCCTCTCTGGGATGAGTAGAGATCAAGCGTTGCACATTCTCAGTGGCGAGTGCGATCTCTCTGTTACATCTGACGGAAGTCTTACGATCGTGGCTGCATCGAAGGATCGCAAATTCTCTCTATTCGACTGGTTGCGCTCCGAGAGATCGTCGTTGGAGGATTCATGCGAAACATGGTGGAAGACTGCCACCACGTATCGAGACGACTTTTCTAAGCAGACGATACAGATAACGCTTTTGCAGGCGTGGTCGATGTTGGCCGGTTATCCTGCCTACGGAGTACTCAAAGAATTCGACGAAGTAAAGTGGCTCAGGTCGGTTCAGAAGCAACTACACATGTTTCTTAAAAAGTACTTCGAATTCGGTGTTCTGTGGGACAAAACGATACAGGCGTACCCGGAGATGTTTCAATTAAGACCGTGGTGTAATTGTGAGGAGTTTTCAAGACTACTCTTGGAAGTCGAATCACTGCAACATGGCCGTACCCCCCAAAGTGGATTATGAATTGGATCGTTACATCTCCTCGGAACTCATGAACCGGACTATCAAGATAGAACCCGTCGATATAACGGGAGACTACGACGCCGGATGGCTTTCTCCGAAAGGAGAGTTCTACGGATTGCGCGGTACGAAAGCGAATCTGCTCCATATAACCATAGCGAATGCACTTATCGAGAATGGGGTGCTCCCTTCGGAGTTCCCCGACGGTGTTACTTCGGTTGACAGACTTCTCGAAGTTCTCGGATGGGTGAAGACGGAGAAGAACACTGTTATGTACGGCGGTTATCGCACAGACCCGATCGTGCCTGTCACCGATGAACAGATAGAGGCTCTGTGCCGGTATGCAGACGCGGTGTACGGTGGTTTCGTTATCATCGACGGGAAATCGATAAGCTCCTACACGCTGCGAAGTACGGAGCCGCTTATGCGCAGAAGGTGGTTCGAATAATCGGTTTGCATCTTTGAGGGAAATGGGTTATATTTGTCGAAGACCATCAAATATGAGACCATGCCCATTCTTAAAGAAGTATTACACCGAAAACGACCTCCGAAGGAACAGGTACGCAGTAATGGTATCGTCGTAAAGCATCCGACGTCTAAAAATACATGGAAGGAATTCGAACGTCGGGTTGCAAGTTTCTTTGGAACTCGACGTGTTCCTTTATCCGGTAGCAACAGCGGACACGGTACGAATAGCGATTCACTGCATCCTGAATTGTACATAGAGTGCAAAGTACGCCAGAAGTCGTCGCTATGTACCTTGTTTCGGGATACCGCATTCAAGGCGAAGGCTGAAAACAAACTTCCGATCGTTGCGATAAAACAGAAGAACGAACGGGGGTATCTTCTGGTAATGCGCCCGTGCGATTTGGAGGAGATCGTCGAAATACGCATGCGGAGTATAAAAGATGCCGAATAATTTTTAGGAAACGATTTTCTGATTATATTTGTAACGTTCAAGGTTATTTGGTCGAAGGCTTTACGGTATCAATTATGGAGATCGATATTGAAACAAAGACGGTAACTCTTAGGTGTAAATCGTCCACGGATGCCAACAAACTGGCTGGAAGTATATTTTCCGTCCGACAGGTTAATCCCGAATCGAGGATCATAATCCGTGTTATCGGTGCAGGTGCTCTTAATCAAGCCACGAAAGCCTGTATTCTGGCCAATAAGTACTTCATCAAACAGGGTGTAACCCTTGCACTGCAACCGTCGTTTCAGACGGTAGAGGATTTCACTGCGATCGAGTTGAAGATCATCTTCATAAAAAACTGAGAAAGTTTTTTGGAGATAATCATTTTTTAACTACATTTGCAGTAGCGGTTATTACGGCTAATCGCTTTACAAAATAATACGCCGAACGTAAAATAGCTTTCAACTATGGCACGTAGAGCAGCAACTCCCGCTCCGGCACCCGCTCGTGGTGGTCGTCGGGCAGCAGCCCCCGCTCGTGGTGGTCGTAGAGCAGCCGGTGGCGGCCGTGCCGCTGCCAGCACCGCTTCGAAGTCGTAATTCGAGACGGGCGACACCAAGATACCCCTGCACGCTATGTTGTAGGGGTATCGTTTTTCAAAGACTGATCGTAACACACTGAATTTATGGAGAAGAAAGTACTGTTGTTTTCCGGTGGCTTCGATTCCATGTTGCAGGAGTGGCTGATAAAACCGGACATTCTTCTGTATGTGGATATGCGGACGTCATATTCCGACCGTGAGGTAGAAGCCCTCCTTCGACTTCCTGACCACTATACGCACAGGATGCGTGTTATTCATTTTCCGCTCGGAGAGTACGAACGTGATAACAAGTATCTGCCGTATCGGAACATGTTTTTGGCCGGTCTCGCGATGCAGTACGGGCAACATGTGTACTTCGGTTTCAATGAAGCAGATGATGCACCGGACAAAGACGATACGTTCATCCGAAGACTTACGACGTTGTTTCGCCACCTGAATAAACACTGCATCGGAGATATGGGGTGGGAGACTACGAATTTCAGTTTCTCGGCCCCGTACAAACACCTGACCAAAACGGAGATGGTGGCGGAGTGTCTGAAACAGGGTATGCCTGTCGATTGGATTCGCGGTATTCGTTCCTGCTATGATTCCGAGAGCGTCATCGGTTGCGGTGTGTGTCGTCCGTGTGTGAATCGCGCCGTAGCGCTTATCAATAACGGAATATACTCACCGGAGCTGTTCGACACTCCCATAACTGCGGATCGAATAGCCGATCTTATGAAAGAGACCAGAGAATACGACGGGGGAAATTATTCCAAGAGATACTATGCCGATCTCCAAAAGGCTAAGCGACTACTCCGCTGAGAGTAATAAGGCGGTATTGTTTTTCTCCGCTTCGTCCACGGGTGACACGGAGCAATTGCTCGACTTCGGAATCCGTGAGATTCTTGTATCATATTATTATATGCGGAAAAGTCTGCCGTATTACGAAAAAGTTCTCGACGAACTGCAAAAATGCGGCGGACTGTTTATGACCGATTCGGGAGCGTTCTCCTTTATGGGTGGCGTAGGTGCTGATATTTCGGAGATGACTTCTGAAAAGTACTGGATTCCCTATCTTACGGAGTACGTCGACTGGTTACGTGCGCACAAGGATAAGATATTCTGCGCTGCTAATCTCGATCTGGATAAACTGGTCGGTAGGGATGTAGTACGCCGGTGGAACGAGGAATATTTCGAACCTCTCGAAAAGGAAGGTTTGCAAATAGTATACGTCGCCCATGAGGACGAGGGAGACCCCCACGCGATCAAACATTTCAGGGAGTACTGCAAACGATACCGATATGTTGGAGTAAACCAAACACACAAAGACTACGCTGTTAAGTTTTACCAAGCGGCGAAGGAGCATAATGTGCGTGTGCACGGTTTCGCGTGGACGGAACTTAACATATTGAAACACTATCCTTTTTTCAGCAGCGATTCCTCGGTAGGATACGACAGCATGGTGGTCGTCAAGGATTCCGAAGGAAACGTACTGCACATGCCCGTAGGGGAGGTGTTCGACCGGTTTACAGAGAAGGCCGAGTATGCACATGAAAGTCGTGCGCTGACAGAAGGGTACCATACACTCGCGGTAGATGGCTCCAACAGGATTGTGTGGGCGCCCATGCGTTCCGTAGTAAGGCACCGTGTGACGAAGACGATGTACCGTTTGTATATAGAGGGCGGTATACGATTGGACGTCACGGAGGATCATTCTCTTTTGCAATTGAACAAGGAGGGCGATCTCGTAGAAGTATCCGCGAAAGACCTAAAAGAGGGCGACTACCTGCTTACGGCTAACCGGTTTCCGTTCGACGAGGATTTAACGGATGACCTGTTCGATGAGACGATGCTTCAATTCTTGGGCTTGTGGTTAGGTGACGGCAGCTATTCCGGTAGAACTGGAATAAACCTGTCTTGCTACAACACGCTTGAAACTCGGAGAATCATCGACGAGGTAGCTTATCGATTCGGGGCTAAGACGACACCCTCTAAGAACGGTGTAGACTGCCATATCTCCAATAAACGTTTACGGAGGTTTATGCAGGAACTCGGTTTCGAAGGACATTCCGATACGAAAAGAATCCCTCCGTTCGTGTATTCTCTTACGGAATCCGACATAGGTTGGTTACTCAACGGGTACTTTTCTGCGGACGGAACTGGTTCTGGTCTTGGTGTGTTCACAATATCCGAGGGGCTTAAAGCGGACGTCGTACTGCTGCTGAACGGTATGGGAATACTTACTTCCGTTACGGAGAATCCTTCGGGTCACTTTTTCAAGGATGGGAAACGATATGCCAAGAAAAGGGGATGGCATATCTCTATCCGTGACACGAATAGCAAGAAGCGGTTCCTCGAAAAGATAGATTTCTGCATCGCATACAAACATAACGCGGTGTTCTTGGATGTGGTAGGGAATCTCGGTAAGGAACAACTGTGGGCTAAAAAATCCGGTGTCCCCGTCGAACTGTCCGTAACGGGACGTATCGCATTTAAAAGAGACACGCCGCTGGTGTCGTCTTTGAAACCTTCACAACGTCGAGTAAACCGCGATCGAAATACGTCTAATTTCGCGCGAAAAGTGGTGGATAACGACGTGTTGTTCCCCGTTATCCGTAAAATAGAAACTCTCCCCGTCGGGGAAGTCGAAGTGTTCGATCTGGAAGTTCCCCTGTATGAGAATTTCATCGCCAACGGAGTGGTGGTGCACAATACGACATGGTTGGGAGGTGTCCGATATGGCACTACCTATGACTACGACGGTAAGAATTTCAGAACGATCGACTATAAACATAAACACATAAGAAAGCTGCGCGCTTTGAAATATAAAAAAATAGGCGTATCTTTGGATGACGTTCTTGGTGAGGAGAAACGAAAACCGATTAACCGAATGAACTTATTGGGTTGGATGGGCTTCCGAAGGGAGTTTCTTAAAATGGCCAACCTCAAATTGCACAACAGGACGGTAGCACATTACAAGTAGTTATGAGCGAGGATGTAGTAAGGGCACGAATCGATAAAATCCGGGAAGCCGGTAACGATGAGGAGAAACTCAAAGAGTGTCTGTGTTCGTTTTTCCTGCGGGGGGATTGCCCGACCTGCGTCGGGTGTCTTCAAGAGATGGCCGATCTCAGAGAATGCCGAAAATTCTACTTCGACCACATACGGGAGAATCCTATGGATATATGGTCTCCTGAATTCGAGGTAGTGAAGGTCATTTCCCGTGACAAGGTTTCTACGGGCGATCTGGTCGGTATCGGTATTCGCTGCGACAATTGCTATATGTCGGAGAAGTGCCCGTTGTGCAAACCCGGGTACGAGTGCGGAATCGACTGGGGAAGTGAGAAACCCGCTACGCCGGAAGCGTTCTACGAATTCCTCGTAACGATTCAGTATGAACGGGTGAAACGGGCGAGTGTATTCGAAAAAGTCGACGGAGGTGTACCGGATCAATTCCTATCCAACGAGATGGATCGTTTGTCCGGTTATATTCTGAACAGACTCGACCTTAACAGGGAGCGTCTGTCGGTTAACATAGAGGCTACCGGTTCGGCCGGAGGTAGTGCCGGTGGCGGTATACTCGCCAAACTGTTCGGCGGTGGCGGAAGTACGCTTCCCGCTTCGGAAGCTCCGAAGGAGATACCCGCCGAAGTCGTTAAACACGGAGAGATACCCGTTGCTGAGATCATAGAGGAGACCAAACGGGTTCCTCGTAAAGTTCCGAGAGTGAATGACGACAGTAAGTAAACATCTGCGCAAGGGGCGTAACAAAGTATCGGCTGTGCGACGACACTACCGAAAGGGTTCTACGCACAAGACCGTTAACGGGAAGAAGTTCGTGTACGTCGACGGTTTTTGGAAACACGATGACTACCCGAACGCTCCGAAACCGGGATGGTCTTACGAGAGGCTCCTCAAAGAGAGGGAGAAACTCGTAACCGATCTGCAAGACGGTTTGCAGGGACGCGATATTCTGCCTGCACGGAAATACGGTTTGCTTACGCGCAGAATCCGAAAGATAAACCGAATACTCGAATCAAAGAAGTAACTATGGAAGCGTTACTGAAATCATTAGTGGGAAGTTCGATAGAGTACCGCGGTTCGGTACGGACTATCGAAGATGCGGCATTCAAGTCCCGCACACTCCGTACCGAACGCAATCATATCAGGAAGTCTTTGGAGATGGGAAGTTCCCTGCCGGAGGATGTCCGGTTGATCCTCTACACGGAACTTCTCGACTATTACCGAAGCCAGTCGTACTATTTCGAGGTGCGTAGCAGTATCGTTTTCGGACGTGACCGTGCTAAGGTTATCGATAGACTGTCACGACCGTCGTCCGAGAGACTTGACGAACTCGAAACGAGACTTAGCTACGGCAGTAAGTATCCGTATCGCGAAGCCATTGTGTGCGCCTGCGGTTACTTTCTGCGACTGCACGAGAGATACCTAAACGTGCTGAAACCGTATTTGACCGCCGGAGAACTTATAACTTGTATCTAAGATGTACAGAGTGAACACGATTTACCCCGCATTCATGGGGGAACAGAACTGTTTCGGGATCGGACAACGCTGCGTGTTTGTTCGGTTCAGCGGATGCAACATACGGTGCTACGAGAGCACGCTCGGTATGACGTGCGATACACCGGAGGCACTGTGCGGTACGTGTGGTACAGATATGACTACGAAGGAGATCATTGAACGCCTCAGGGAGTATAACATACGGACGATATGTCTTACGGGCGGTGAACCACTGCTGCAAAAACCGATAGAGCTTCTGTCGGCTTTGAGCAAGAACGGTTTCGCCGTGGTGGTCGAGACGAACGGTACGCTGTCCATCGAACCGTACAGACACGTGGAGAATATAAGTTTCGTGATGGACTATAAAGCACCGAGTGCAGGTGTTAAGAGTTTCTGTCACGAAAATTTTTATTACCTTCGCAAGAGAGACTACATCAAGTTCGTACTGTATGACGATGCGGACTACGAGGATATGAAGATCATCTGCGAACGGATGAAAGGAAAAGTGAATCTTGTTGCCGGCCTGTTTTGGGGAGCGAAAATAGGATATGTAGAATTGGCTAATCGTATTTTGCGCGACAGATTACCTTTGAACCTCAATATGCAGGTTCATAAGATGATGGTGCTCTATGATGAGTACCCGGAAGCGGTAAGGACGCTTGCCGTTCCCAAAGAACTGTAAAACCTTAAATTTATCAGACTGATGAAAGAGAACGCTTTGGTTCTGAACGAGGCCGACAAGACACTTATGTATCTCGTGGGCTGCGACGAAGGCGAAGTAACCAATTTCGCCAACATGATGTCGACGGAGACGCTTCCGGGAAGCTCCTACCTCGACAAACTCAACAAGGGATTCTACCAGAAGGTTGCCGTTGAAGGTAAGGCATCCGACTGGGTTCGGCTTGCGGGTTCCAAACCCACGAAGTGCGCCGTATTCGCGATGGCGGAAAATACGTCGTACCTCGGGAAACGTGCCGTCGACTTGCAGGATCATATTGAGATCGGGGCTGACGACAAAGTTACCGGCAACCTTAAATACGTTGCCAAGTTCGTGAAGTTCAACGAGACGGTGAAGGCGGAACAGTCGGGGCACTACCTGTTTCTGTACATTCCGTTGTCTCAGGTGGCCGACGTGCTGAAAACGCAGTCGGTGAAAGTCCAAGTGGACTCCAAGAGCGAAAAAACGTTCCCGCCCGAAGGGAAAGGACTGCCTCTGATCGTTCGTATTGCCGAAGGAACGAAGTCGATCAAGCTGACAGTCGTAACCGGTTCTGAATCCACGACACGTACTTTGGATGTGTCGGAGTTGAAACTTCTGTAAACTGGTACATCGCGATAATTTATCCTTAGATTTGCAATATTAAGAATCTATATTTATATTTGCAATGACTGGGCAATAGATGTCTAATCTAAAATTTTAAGCTATGGCTGCAATCAAGAATCTGGTTATTCTGAATCCGGCGGACAAAACACGGTTTTACTCCGTGGCTTCCGGTGAAGGAGAACCTGCTGACGTTACCGATGAGCTGATCGTGAACGTTAAGGATTTTCCCATCGGATCGCAATATACCGATGTCAGGGGCAAGAAGTTCTACGTCCGCATGGCGGAGGACAAGGCTGTCGCCGATTGGGTGGCTGTGAACGCTGGCGCATAACAAATCGGGAGGGAGTACGAGAGTGCTCTCTCCCTTTATTCGTTTTAGATGGCCTCTTTTATTCAATTACGTGGTGACACGATAGATCGGTTTCTCGAATTCGATCCGGTTCTGGGTCTCCGGGAACCTGCGCTGGTCTCTGTCGATGCAGAGAATGCGACGTTGTATACTCACATGAAAGTGGGTGATGGCGTGCATAAGTTCTCGGAGTTACCGCTTCTTGACTTAGGAGGGAACATAGTAAGCTACAACGACCTTAACGATCTGCCCTCTATCGGCGGGATTCAGATCAAAGGCGATCTTTCTCTTGAACAGCTCGGAATCGCATCTTCGGATTCCCTTAAAGAGCTTGATAAACAATTCGTTAAATCGAAGTCCATCAGGGGTGTAGAAGTGCTGTTTGACAGTGAGGCACCCATGCAGAACGATGACGTTATGTACATCGAGGTTGCTCAGACAAATGGCGAATGATCGGAGAATACAACAAATAACGCTCAATGGGAAAACGATACCTCTCGACCGAATCAAGAAGATAACTCTCAACGGGGAGGTTCTTTGGCCAGTAGAGGGTTTCGAACGACACGTCCAGAGGGTTATTTTCAATGGGGAGGTCATTTGGGAACTTATAACGCTTTACCTGAATATTGAGAAGGAAATCGTTTGGCTCACCGAATACAACGACTACGAGGACACGAATAAAGTTATGACGAATACGACATTTGAAGTCGTATAATAATAATAATAATAATAATAATAATAAGTAACTGTTATGGCAGACGTAACAAAAGGTCTTATTATAGTAAGTCCCGGTAGCGGGTCGGGTGACACCACCTTACGGGTGAAGGCTAAGACCGCTAATATCGGAAACCGTGTCGCGCAGGATTCTACGTTCACGGTTACGGCTCCGGGTGTTACTCCGAACAAGACTTTTATAGGCCGTCTTAAAGCGGCGGCGGAGTTCGTATCATTCGATAATGGTGTGTCGATGTCGGTTGACAAGACCGGTGGAACTGTGACTATCACCGGTTTGTCCAACTCAACGAAGCTCACCTTCTCGAAGGGGTCGGGAAGCATCATTGCGGCCGACATTTCTACTATAAAGTATCAGGCCAATGGTGTCGAGGCTACGTCCGGTACGGCTATTCCCGGAGACCCGGGCGCCAGTGCTAAGTACGTGTTTACGCTTACTCTCAGTGCCTCTGAGAATACTACTATCGAGGCACGTACTCAGCAGATAACCGTCACTGCTGCGGGTTCGCAATCGGCTACCATTACGCTTAATCAGACTGCGGGAGAACCGTATCTGGAACTCAGTGCGGAGGTTGTCGAAGTCGAGCAGGATGGTTCGGAAGAGACTCTGCAAGTCACTACGAACACCACGTTCGCTGTTTCGTAATCGATCGAAGAATCGTTCACACAATCCATACGGGGGTGATTCCCCGTATGGGTACTATTTGGGGATATGGCTTCACAGACGTTTTCTAAAAACTGGGGTGACGGAACCACGGATAAGTTCTACGTGACGTGGGACGATTCGACGCTTCCGGGGAGGGCTTCGGTCAAGGTTACGTCCGATCCCAACTACACAGGGGAACAACGAAGTGCACAGGCTATATTCTCCACTGTCGGTGGTAGCCCTAAGGTTACAAAAACATTGACAGTCATTCAAAAAACGGATAACCTCGTCATTGCGTACTATGGGGATACGGTCGTTTCGATGTTCTCCGATACGAAGGCGGGTTTTCCTAAATCGTAAGACGTATGCCGCAATTCAGGGACATAAACGTATTCATAGAGAAGTCTTCTTTGGATGGTTCCGAGGAGGTTCAGGTATCCGGTACCCAGAAGGCTAAACTGGTGAAACTCCTCGAACAGCTGGGGGAGAACCTTCAAATGTCTGTGCCTGACAAGGATCGTCAGACGTTCCCCGCACTGGGTACCACGGGTAAAGTTCAAGCGTGGCTAAGCGCTCTTGCGTATGCGTGCGGTATCAGAGAAATTTCTGATTCGGAACAGGATACGTTCCGCTTTCTGCATGGTGACAACGGGGATGCCTCGGTGTTCGGTGTTGTATTCTGGGACAGAGTGAATGTGGTAAAGGTCGCCGTGTTGTTCGCGGACTACGGTATCGGTGCCGATTCTTGGAATACGTTCCCGTTCGCTATCTACGAAGGAGGACAGGAAGCGTCTGCGATTCAGGCTGATATTACGGATGGCGCATTCATTACGGAGATAACCGAATCCGGTAAATGGACGCGAATGTTCAAAGTAAACTCCGAAGGAGGTGGTTCCACTGCCGAACAGATAGTGGCCGGAAGCTCTGGAAGTCCTCTCGATGCTCCGTCTGCGTATGTAGGGTGGAATCCTACGTCGATGAGTGTAGAACAGGCGTTGTCGATACTTGCGTATGCTGCGGGTATCCGCAGTGTCAATGAAGACGCTCTGTCGGCACCGTTCCGCGTTATTACGCAGACTACGGGTGGTTCCGGTATTACTATCGTGAGCTACATGCCCGCCGATGAGGAATCCCTTAAATGGGAATTCGGTTATGGGTTCATCCGCATGTTCTACGCCTCGGGAAATCTTCTTGCGAACAATCCCACGGATAACGCATTGCTCAACAACGCTGCATGGGAGAGTTACCCGATAAGAATTTCCGAACTTCTCGGGGTTACTCCGTTCGATCAACTGACCAGCGTGTCGTCGCTTACGGTCAAGGCCGGTGACAATATCAGAGCTTCCGCCTCGACGCTCTCCGTATTGGTGGGCGGGGCTAATGTGTTCTCACAGAATAACGAGTATATGAGGGACGCCGTTATCGTGGCCAATTACGATGCTACGGTAAGTTTTACGGCTAAGGATTCCTCGGTAGTCGTAAGAAAATCCGCTGATGTAGGTACGGTTACGGCTACCTCCGGTAAGAAGGTGTACACACTGCATTGGGCGCCCGCTGCCTTGCAGGGTGGAAAGGTCTCGAACTGGGAGGTATTCGTGAATGTAGCTGTATACGCATGATGGTATAGGTAGAGTTCCAAAAAAAAACGATGCCGAAATTTGTAGACATTGCTTCTCTTTCCGAGAAGACGCTCGACGGTAGCGAAGCCGTTCAAGTATCCGCTACGCAGAAGGCCCGCTTAGTCCAGATTCTTACGCAACTGGGTGATAATCTGGAAATGGCTGTAAACAGTTCTGAAAGCTGGCAGCTCCCTGACTTCGATACGAGTAGCACCCCCGTTCAGAACTGGCTGAACGCCTTAGCGTTCGCTTGCGGGCTACGGGATGAAAGTACCGGTTGGGGACCGTTCAGAATCGTAAACGGTAACGATGGAGACATCGCTTACTTCGTTTTGCTTTGGTATGACAATATCAATGACCTTACGGAGGCTTTCGTGATCGGCTCGTATAAGGAGAAGGTCATAACGCTGTACGAGAAATCCGGTAAACAGCATCTTACCCCGAGCGGCGATCAGGATAACGCTGTAATACAGGACATCATCTCTACCGGCGGGTGGACTAAGGTCGTTACGATAAACGCAGACAGTAGCACCATCAAACAGACCTATGGAACCAACACGCAGTTCTTGGCTCCGGTACAGGGGAGCGAAACACTGCTGACGACGACCGTAGAACGTATTCTGTATGCACTGGGTTTCCGTGGGACGAATACCAATTTCCGTTTCCTGACGGGAGTGAACAGTACGTCGGAAACTTACTGGGGGGTTGCTTTCTACAACTCCGGCCAGAGCAAGACGTTTACGGTACTGTTCGGTATCGGAGGAAGCTCGCTTCCGGTCGGTATGTACCAAAAGAGCGGTAATGTGACCGCGCAAAAATCGGTGGACAGCGAGTTCATTCAGGATGTGCTGTCGACATGGACTAAATCGTGGTCGCTGAATAGTCAGGGGACTATCTATACGTCTGACGTAATAGCGGCTACTTCCGACAAACCGATAACGCTGCCGGGTCAATTCGCGTTTCCGAGTTTAACGGACTTGAAGACGGACGCCTTCGTAAAGCAGATGCTCTACAACTCGGGGTACCACCAGTCGAACGCTTGTTTCAGACAACTTCTCGCCTCCTATGTTATCGGAGGTACCGGTTCGCAGGTTCAGTGCTACTACGGAGTCACGTGGTACAACAGCTACTACGGGAGAACGTACACGATGCTGGTGAACATGGAGCTTGCCAACGGGGAGTATATTACACTGTACCAGAAACAGGGGCGTCACATCGAAAGCAACCCCACGGATGCTGCGTATGTACTGGATGTGCTGACAGGGGACTGGTTGAAAGTCGCCGGTATAGGTACCGGTGGTTCGGAGCCTACGCCGATCGAATCTCTTGCGGCCGAGAAGGTTAACGTAGCCGCTCCTACGCTGTATGATGAAACCACGGCGAGTACGTGGGACCCAAATTCCGCGAACAATTTGCAGGAGCTTCTCAACGGACTGCTTTACAGAACCGGTCTGAGAAGTACCTCTGACGGTCTGAACTTAGGATTCCGCGTTGCGTGCGCCGACGGTAAAATAGCGATCATAGCGAATGATTCGTCGTCGTCGGACTACTCGGTGTTCCTGTTCAGCGGAGGTTCCACGATACATACCTACCTTATTGACCAAACTTACGTCATGGATTGGGTGGGTAACTATTCGTCCGACCACGAAATAATATCGAGCATAGAGAGCGACGGTAGTGAAACGGGTATGCTTGATATGGCAGGTATATCGAATTTCGCTACGAAGGCATACGTCAAGCCGAACGATGCTGTGCTGACGATGTTCCCCTCGGGTTACAGAACTGTTATTCCGGGGGAGAACCTCACGACTAATCTAACCTCTGGGACACTGAAAATAAAGGTTCCCGACCTGCTGACTGCACAAGTGAAGGCCGGCCCGTTCAGGGATGCAGTCATAGATGTCCCTTACGGTGTGACGGTACAGTTTGCGGATCAGGTAGAAATATTGTACAAGGCCGACGGTGTGGATAACTTCACGGCTACGTCCGGTCGCAAAGTGTACACGATACACTACGTCCCTACCACGTCGTCGACCACTAATATAACGTTCAGAGCTTTCGTTAACGTGGCAAACTACAAATAACATGCTTACGAGTTTCTTTGGCGCACAGAATAAAACCGCGGCTTCGACACCTGCTACGAAGAACCTTACTTATCGGTTCCAGAATGCTTCGGGGATGAACTTTACAATCGTTCAGAGCGATCCCGAGAATCCGATAACTTCACGGAGGGTAGCGGTGTCGTCCGATTGGACTTCGCATGAAATGTCTTCGCGGTTGTCCTCGGAGGGAAACATCTCGTTGTTACAGACGGTTCAGTCGGAGTGCAATTGGGTGCTCCGCATACGTGTGTACCTCCAAAAATCCGGCAGCTCTACGAAGACGCTTCTCGGCGGGTTGAATGTCGACGACGCCAACTACGGGAAGAACACGCTCAGCGGTACCACGAAGGTAAACTACGGAGATACGGTCATCTACGAAATATCTCAGAATGTAGGCGTTATGACATCCTCTGCGGTGTCTGGAAAGTTCCCGGAAGGCGATGTGGATAATCCGTGGACTATTGGTATAGAGAACTTGTACAACACTAACTACGTGGGCGCCACTCTGTCGTATAGACAGCCCTATGTGTACTCGTTGAACTTGTCGGGAAAGAATACTACAAGTATTACGTTGGAGAACTGTAATGCGTTAATCGACATATACCAGAACTACAAGGGAAGAGTGGCTTCGGTTAACTGTACGCACTCCGTCGCAAAGAATATCGGTTCCTACATCTTAAATGTGGGTTCAGAAAGCACTTCGTTCTCACTGTTTATGCAATACGTCACGGAGGCGAGTGTAACGCCTCCTACACCTTCGAAGGAGCCTATATCGTTCACGGTAGGTGTTACGGCTCACCCCGGAATGTCTGAGGTTACTATAAGTATCTGGAACAAGGCTAAGACGAAACGTCTCGCAGTAGCTTCATTCGAAAGTTCCGATCTTGAAACGGGGGCTTCGCAGTTGCTCAACAATATTCCTAACGAAGATAACGGTTTTTACTTTTTGGATATTACCGGAAGCATCGTGCGTAGTGAGGAATTCGTATTCTACAACGGAGGCACCTTCTTGTTCTAACTCTGAGGAGGCGAAAGCCCTCAACATATCGTTCCGTTTTCGAAGGGTGTCTCTTTCTCGGAGACACCCATTTTCATTTTGGCCGTTTGGAAATTAAATCGCTTTTGTCTATATTTGTTCAACACCAATACGAAACAGCCTATGGACGACAAGACCAGATTCGGTATCTTATCCAAGTACGGACGGATGCCTTCGACCGAAAACTCTGCAAAGCAGAAACCTTCGGGGTATCGATTAGTCGCGGTTGCCGGTACCCGTGAGGAAGTAGTACAGTCGGCTTTGCCGCATCAATACGGATTACTGGTGTATAAGAAGAAGGAACTTATGCGTCAGTCTTGCTATGCCAGCGGTCAGATACGTCTGAAAATAACACCTTACTACAATTGAATACGTGTACGAATGTCCCCGACTACGCCAGTTGGGAGAACATAAAGCAGGTGCTCAAATCCGAGTACCGGTATTTCGGGACGATCGATGATGTCATGGAGTACATTGCCGAGCGAAAGGAGTTCGAGCGAAAATTGATGAAGAAGTCCTATCGGTTTCCCCACTTACACGGGATCATCTCCGATGACTATTTCAACGAGGACAAATAATCCGAGGGTGAGGAAGAAAACGAGCCAGTTTAACACTATTTAGTTACTATCTGCAAGACCCCCAAGCGGCTATTGGATGTTATGTAATCGTCCGGTACCCTTGGATTTATCGACTAAATTCTCTATCTTTGACACATGGATATACGAATCAGGGAGGGGTTGTACCTCCGAAATATAGAAACCGAGACGGAAACTACCATTCGTCCCGCGACGATCGGAGTAGAGACGAAAGGAATCGTTTGGTTTCACGACGTGTCCAAGACGGTCAAAGTCGGATTCAGTAAAGACTACTGTAAGGAGGATAAAATGCTGTTTTCGGTTATTCCTACGATAGAGGACAGGGAAGTGTCCGCGAAGCAGGTATCCATGATCCTTAGAAAATCTCTGCAAGGAAAAGACGTCGACGTCGATTCTATTGTAGAACAAATACACGCATTATGAATCTTAGAGATAAGGTAAATGTGTGGGTTGAATCCTTGAAAGGGTTCGACTTGCTGAAAGGAAATCGCTGGGAGGGTATGCTCGCTACGTTCGCTATATCGTTCATTTGGGGCGTATGCTCAGGTATATCGTTTTGTGTGGGATACCAATTCAGGAATTACCTTCTGTGTAAACAGGTAAACTGGTACGACCTATACGCACAGGCGATAGGATGTGCCGCAGCATTCGTTCTGGTAAACGGAATCCTTCTTGCAGTTAAGATATTGGTCTGACCGGAGATAACAGGTGCACTTGAGTTACAGCGTTTTTCATTCATGGGAATTTTTCGAGGGTGCCGCCTATTGTGAAATCCGCGGCATCCGAATCTCCGGTCTTTATTGAGCTATGGTGTAATGGTAACACGTCAGATTTTGGTTCTGAAATTTTGGGTTCGAGTCCCGATAGCTTGACTATTGAAGTCTGTCTCGTCTTATAAGCTGTGGATATGCCTGCTAAGGAGAGCTTGCTTTTCATGCGTAAAGACGTTCACTGGAAGCATGAAGACGAACCGACAGACTTCTTCGACAAGGGGTAGCATAAGAATAGTGCTTGCCCGTCATTGACGGGATAGGTGAGGGGTGAAACGCTCCCTCCCCCCCCTTTTTTAAGGCTACTACATTCAACAAATACACTATGGACAAATCGTATGCTACGCCCGACCTCGCCAAGATGGCGATGTACTGGGGTTTCGACAGACCGTGTTCTGCGGGAGTAACCGTTAAGGCTCCCGTTTTGTATGCCGAGAGAGAAACGCTTGACAGTGTTCCCGACGGGGTTGTCCCGATTCCTACTTTGGAGCAGATTCAACGTTGGCTCCGTGAGGAAAAGAAGGTGAATGTGTACTGTGCACCCATATTAACCGACCCTCACGGGGTATGGTCGTGGATGGCCTGCATCAATGATAAAGCCGTTACCGATTCGGTGCCTATCGTTCGGGGTTACTATGTGGCTTTCAAAGTTGCCGCGTGCACACATACGCCGTTATTCGAAGAATACTACGATGCTCTGGCCTACGGCATAGCTGCGCAATTCGGTATCTGGCGGTCTGAGAAACAGTAGCTATGCGTATTGCAGTCATAACGGCGGCCGGTCAAGGTACACGTGTGGGACACCCTCTGCCAAAGCAGTTCATCAAAGTAGGCGGCAGTACCATCGTGGAGTACTCCATAAAGAAGTTTCTCGAAATCGGGTATGATCGTGTAATAGTAACGCTTCCGGCGAAGGGATTCGCCACGTACCGCGATCTGCTTACGGATGATCCGAGAGTGGACTACATACCGGGAGGTCTTACGGCGAATGAATCCCGTTACATCGGGGTATCTCATGCTGCGGGGTATATTCGCGGTGAAAACGCATTCGCGGTCGTTGCTGTGCACGATGGAGTACGCCCCTTGTTTTCCCCGGTTATTGCGATTAAATGCACGAGAATGTGCGAAAACGACACTAATCGTGCCGCGGTTATTCCCTACATCGAAACGGTTGAAACGATACGAAGACCCAACGGTCTGTATATACGACCGATGTACGAACGGGAGGTTCTGTGGAGGCTGCAAACTCCGATGGTGTTCGATCTTTCGAGATTGAACGAGGCATACGAGAGAGTAGTTCGTAATGGAACCTTCGAGGACTACCTGACCGCTTCGGATGTATATGAGGCGACGCATCACGATACACGTTTCGTAGAGTCTACGGCACGGAATTTCAAAATAACCACGGCGGACGATCTGTCTATGGCCCTAACATTGCTTGCGAATTAGTAATATGGAGAAGCTAACGTTCCCCGCGAATTACTTCGAGGGAGAGATACGACACGGTTTTTTCGTATCGGAGAACCGAAAAAAATTGTGGGCTACGGAACTTGAACTGCTGCACAATCTCGCACGGATATGCAAGAAGCATGCTATACGGTGGTTTCTGGATGGCGGCAGTTTGCTCGGTGCCGTAAGGCATGCCGGTTTCATTCCGTGGGACGACGATATAGACGTGGTTATGTTCAGAGAGGACTACGACGAGTTTATAAAGGTGTGCCTGTCGGAATTACCGGAACCGTTGTTCCTGCAAACGAACGAGACGGATCGGTCGATCTATTGCCACGCGAAACTCAGGAAGACCGATACTACGTGCATTCTGCGTGGTGACGCAGAGGCGCATTTCCCGTTCAATCAAGGTATCTTCATCGATATTTTCCCGCTGGACAACGTACCGGAGGATGCTAAGGAACAGGATCGGTTTCTGTACCAGCTATCTCTTATCCAGATAGAGATGAAGATGCTCATGAACCGCTGGTGGAAGTTCTCTCGGGATGACTATCAAGAGCGCGGTCGTATAGACTACCTTAAACAGAAGTACGAGACGCTCCGAAAAATGTACAAATACGAGAGGACATCGGTTGCGGCTACCCTCGCATTTCCCGGGAACAAGAACAGTGTGAAACGAAAGGAGCATTATGAAATGGTGGAGTATCTTCCGTTCGAGAACATGCTGTGTCCGGTTCCGGGGTTGTATCAGAAAGCGCTCCGTCTTATCTACGGGGACAATTTCATGACACCTGTAATGGGTTCAAGCCAACACGGGGAGCTACTGGTGAATTTCTCCGAATCCTATAAGAGCAACCCTAAAACATACGACAGATTGTAATGGGAAAAGTTTGCCTTGCATGGGCCGAGAACGTACTGTTCGCCGATCTGGGACAGCTGCGGTGTGAAATTATGGATTCCTATCAGATAACGAGCGCGCACGATATGCACCGTATCATAGAGGCGCTTCGAGAGGGTTCCCTGCCGTTCAATGCGGTATGGACACGAACGGAGAAGTCGCTGGTACGTGAGTGGAGAGCGAAGAACCTACTGTACTCGCTCGGTCTGTTCCGGTCGAAAACGCGGTCTATTACATTCCGTGAGAAGCGAAGCTGGTACTGGATCATTTGCGATTCTGTGTTATCGTCGCTATATTTGCATGTGTAGCTGCACATACAAAAACTTCTGCCGGTTCTCGTCCGCACAACAGAATCGGGGTCTTCATGTCATCGGGTGTTACGGGTTTATACGGTGCGGCTAAGTTCCCGTATTTTTAACCGACCCCGTTATGAAGAACGAAATTCTGGAAAAATTCCGAAGGCGCTTCCCCAATGAAAGAGCCTGCCGAAAGTATCTTATCGACGAAGTGTGGAAGGGGAAGGTGAAGTGCCCCTACTGCGGGAATGACCGAAAAGTCTATCGGTATACGAACGGGCAGTTCCGATGCGCTGAATGCCGAAAACTGTTCAGGATATTGACCGGGACAGTCTATTCCGGTATACGTCTGCCGCTGCGGAAGATATTCATGGCGATGTATGTGTTGTCCGTCAAGACGGATATGTCCGCACGTGCACTGGCAGCCATGATCGAAGTAAATAGAAGAAGCGCCGGTAAACTGCGCCGAAAATTCAATGAACTATACAGCCATGAAGGAAGTAACGAAGGATGAATTCTTTGGGATCATCAATGAGGGCAAACTCGACGTACTGGTACGCCCCGAGACGAAGGAACCGGGACACTGGTACCCACACACTACGGAATTCAAATTCCGGGACGGTACCGTGTTCGGTAAAGTAGTTGAAGACTTTCACGACGGGGAGCATTATCCCGTGGTCGAGAAATACTACATCAACGAGAATCGATAGCTATGAGATCATCGGGAGGACGACAAACCTACGCTGCGGTATTCGCGATGGATTTGCGGAGCGGTGAACGGTTCAAGACGAGTAGCGGGTTCGCTGTGTATGTTTGTGCCTCGGCGGATATGTTCGGTGTGACGTACTATTACGAGGGTGACGAACATAGAAAACCGAATACTCTAAGTCCCTACGCACTGGTGTTTCCGCTGGGAAGTGACGGAGATTATATCTACCACAGTAGATAGAGAACAAATAATGACTATCTTTACGGTGTAAGTCTAACTAAAAGATAACGACTATGCCAAGATTTGTAGACATCGACTCTCTCTCTCTCTCTGAATCGTTAACCGGTGACGAAACGTTACAGATTTCGGACACTGAGAAAGTTTCCTTGAATCAGATAGCACGATTGTTTCTGAATCAGGATGTATCCTCTGAGGTACCTGTACCTACGGATTCCAATATGGTGTTCGATGCGTCGACCACACGGAACTTGCTTAGGTATCTGTCCTCGGCGGTACTCGCTGGAAGAGCGCGGTTCTTTGACATGTCCCGCAAGTTAGGGGTCTTAGAGATAGGCTATTCTTTCGGTGTCGCTCTTAAAAGTAAGACAAAAGATGGGGTAAAGTACGTCATCATTTTCGATATGTCGTCACTGACAGCTCCAAAGATAAACTTCTATGGTGCCGCTTTTAATACGGTGTTTATGCCGTGGGATGAGTTCATGGGGTACACGGAAGAACAAATATACTCCAATCTGTCTAAGTTCGGTACCGCAGTTACCATTAGTGCCCCCAAAGACATAGATTGGTCTCAGATGTGGGCTCAGTTACCCGGAGATGATGTCACCACTCCGCTGAACGGTTACAGAAGGCCCGATGCATCGGGCATGGACATGGGAACATTGTTGCGGGTGGCTCTGAACTATGGAGGTTGGCGACCCGCGAATAGCGGTTCGAACGCGCAGGAAAGGTTCAGAATACTGTGTGCCAATTGTATTGCAGACGCAACGTTCAATGATAATCCCCCGGATTATAAAGTGTCCTATGTTACAGTGTTCGGCTTTATGTTCGCTACCACTCCTTTCGGTACTGAGAGTACATTTTCGGAAAAGAAAGTGTTCGTTATAGTGTTCAATGGGTATCGAAAAGTCTGTACCCCGGGAAGAATCGCCTGTGTGTCAAAGCCTTTCACTTCGTGGGATGATCTGGGAACCACTTCTGACGGAAACATATTTAACGACATACGCATGGACATATCCGGTAGGTCTTCATCTCCGGAATGGACGCTTGAATGGCAAATAGACTAACCAAATTTACCACAATGGAATCAACGAAACAGATTAAAATCGAAATCCGCAACCGTTGGACTGGCTCGGTCGTATTTGAATACACGAAAGAGGGAAACGCAATCCGTGGGTCGTGGTCTACGAGTTCGAATTGGTGAAATAGTATGGAGTTTACAACACCGTGCTTTGTCCGTGTCGAGGATGCGGAAAAGCGAAAGGAGCTGACCGAATGGCTGAAGGGAATCGGGTATCACGTCTGCTCCTGCTGCCTATTTGACGGCTGTAACACCCTGCATTGCAGAGGGATTGATCGGCTTAAAATCGCTTACGAGGTGCACGGGATCTGCGACTACGACGAGGAAACCCGATATTCCATCGACCAGTTCAAGGCTGAAAATGTTGCCAAAGGACACCCAGCCATAGACTGCGGCGAGAATATCGAGCTGTTTAAGGCATTGGCGGCGATGAACGACGAGAACGATTACATGCAGTGGTATGTAAACGAAATTACGGATAGATGGTCACTATGTATCGGTATGGATCATGTTGAAGACGATCCGATCATATCTAAATGGGAGGGACTTGCTCGGCATAAGGCCACCGCCGAGGAGATTATCAAACATTTCAAGAAATAGCGAGATTCTGACAAAATCTCGAAATAGTTACAGATATGACATTGAATGAGTATCAAGAGCGGGCGATGACGACCTGCATGGAGAGTTGCAAGAATGACACCTACATGTTGTTCGGTCTTATGGCAGAAGTGGGGGAGGTTGCTGACAAAATCGCAAAGTGGAAACGGAAAGGGATCATCCGTATGGATGGTGACAGAGTTGTCTTTTCTGCGCCTCCGAAAGATGCGGGGTACCTTGCTGAGGAACTAATGTACGAAGTTGGCGACATCATGTGGTTCTGCGCTGGTCTTGCCAGACAGTTTGGTTGGAGCTTGGAGAATGTGTGCTGGGCCAACCTAAACAAACTTTCCAGCCGACAGGAACGCGGTGTTATCGAGGGTGACGGAGATAACCGGTAAAATAAATGCGAGTATGAAAGACATTAAATTCAGGGGCAGGCGCCTCGACAATGGGGAATTGGAGGTCGGAGACCTGATCGAAAATCAAGGTCGGAGCTTCATTTACCATGCAACGAGTGAGAACACAATCGAGGATAATGACGATGGACGCCTTGTTATCGCTGTGGTAGAAGTTGATCCCGCTACTGTCGAACAATATATTGGGTCGAAAAAATAGGCTCAACATAGAGGTAACTACCGACGGTTTGAAGACTGACATAACGATAGACGGTAAAACGTATACGGAGCGACACGAGGTATCTGGTTGTTACGCTAAATGCGTTGAAGGAAACTTGGAGAAAGACCGTATCCCTGACCCCCTCGTTGATGTTCTGGACGGCTTTTTCTGTGTCGATTGCGTTAAGACACTTCGCGAGTGCGAATAACAAATAGTCGCGCGAAATACCACGAGTGTAGGAACTTCGAAAAAATTGCGTATATTTGGACAACCAATGATCGTACTATGGCACTTGATCCGAACAAAACAGACGCAATTTTAGGAGAAGATATTAAGGAACTCCTTACTGATGCAGGTGTGGAAACCCCGATACTGGGTTCCGCATTATCCGACCAGAGCAAGATAGACGAAATTCGCGACGACTTCATGCATATCATGCAGACGTTGGGCCTCGATATGACCGATGATTCCCTGAAAGATACCCCCGGGCGTATCGCTAAGATGTTCGTCCGGGAAATCTTCTGGGGTCTCGATTATCGGAATTTCCCCAAATGTACGACGATTGAGAATAAAATGACCTACGATTCTATGATCGTCGAACGGAATATCAAGGTTACGTCTAATTGCGAACATCACTTCGTTCCGATTATAGGGTCGGCTACTGTGGCGTATATACCGAATGATCGGATTCTGGGTTTGTCGAAGTTGAACAGAGTGGTCGAGTTCTTTGCACGCCGCCCGCAGGTTCAGGAGCGTCTCACGGAGCAAATCCACATGGCGCTGACGCATATTCTCAATACGGAGAGTGTCGCGGTGGTGATTAAGGCTGAGCATCTGTGCGTAAAATCCCGAGGTGTTGAGGACGTAAACTGCGATACGGTTACGTCTAAACTGGGAGGTGCCTTTATGCAGGGTACCACCCGCTCGGAGTTCATGAATATGCTCTGGTAACATGAAGACGGAAAACATATTCGGTGTAGAGGTATCCGAGGATGTGTTTACCACGGAATTTTCCTGCGACTACGATGTGTGCAAGGGCGCGTGCTGTTATTCGCCGCTTCCGTCCGGTTCGAAGGTTCACGCCGTAGGCGGTGGTCTGACGAAAGACGAGTATGCGGAGGTGCTCGACCGAAAGAAAGATATTGCGCAATACGTTGCACCGGAGATGGCCAAAAAGTTTCATCGCTGCCCTACGTGTCAGTGGAATACTGAGGAAGGTGTCACTGAATATGCGATGGAGACGTACAAAGGGTTGGTGTGCCTGCTGTCCCGTATGGACAGGGGATGCTGTGCAATAGAGGCCATGCACGAGGACGGTAAGGGGTTATCCTTTGCGATTCCGGTAAACTGTTCGCTTTACCCGCTCGTGTATGACCCCGGAAAGAAACGACTGTACGTGTCCCATCTGTGGGATGAACAGTGCGGTGCGGCATACGAAAAGGGACGCAGAGAACATGTAAGAGTGTATGAATTCGTGAAGGATTCTATCCTAAGATTGTTCGGTGAACCTTTCTATGAGAAACTGTGTGAACGCGCAAAAGAGTACGAGAAATGATTACGCAATGTATTTCCATAGCGGACGTGACTATCTGGCTGACGTGTGCGGTGGTGCTCGCAACGGAGGTGGTCGTCGTATGGCTGAATAGGAGGTATTCGAAACTTCGTAAAACGAAGGACAGCGAGTACTTCACCGACTACACGCACGGAAAGCTGACGATGCGGGTATTCAAAAATGAATTCGAATTTCAGGCGAAAAAGGACATTCCCTCCGGTAAGATAGTAGACGGGGGTGTCCTTTCCGCCTTTTACATGTGGGTTTTATTCGAGGAGTAACTATGGCTATTATCAATGAAGGGACGATCGCCAAACTGAGACGTTTGGCTGCGTCATGGCAGGTGTTCAACATCAAGATGCACCAGTATCACTACAATGTAGTGGGTGAGACGTTCGACGAACTGCACAAACTTTTCAAGGAGCTTTACGAGGAGGCGGACGCACACTACGATGCCGTATCCGAACGTATGCGGCAGATCGGTGAACGTGTCGTATTTTCGTGCGCCGAACTTGCCGAACAAAGTGCGGTAAACGACGAAAACAACGCGAATACGCCGCAGGAAATGCTGCGTGGTACGATCGACGCCTTCGCTGCGTTGTCGTCGCTGCAAACGGAGATTTGGTTTGAGAGCGACGATCAAAAGGACATCGTGACGAACGACCTTATGGTGCAGCTCAACAAGGCGGTCGAATTCAAGAACTGGATGGTGTCCGCCCAGTTGGGACGTGAAGTCGAACCCGTAAAGTAATCGATCATGAGCAAGAAAGTATTGATCTGGGTAGGGGTCGTTATCCTTGCCCTCGTCATTGCGGTAGTGGTGTGGAATATCCTGCCCACGCAATTCCGCATTGTGTCCACGATCTCGTGGGTTATCGGTGCCGCCGTAGGCGCCTTTGCTATGTACAAGGGCTACAAGTGGTGGCTTGCGAACGTGAAGAACGATGGGACGGTATCGTAACAAACAGGTATTCGTCGAGGCCGTCCAGTACGACGGCTATCATACGGGGGAACTGCACGAGTTGTGCGGTGACAAATTTATGGAACCCGTAGAAAGCGGACACGCACCTTTCGTCCGTACCATAGAAGGGGACGTGACCGTTTATGAATGGGACTACGTGGTGAAGTACGCCAACGGAGACCTCTGCGTTCTCAGGGCCGATCAGTTCGAACAATCCTTCGTGGAGGTGGGCTTCGAAGTGGGCCTTGACTTCTCGGAGGCACTGCGAATACTCAAAGACGGCGGTTGCGTCGGCAGAGGGTGCTGGTTCGATCCTGATTTGTTCGTATTCAAACAGGTTCCGGCGGAAATACCCCCTGAGATCGTGCAGAAGATGCAGTCACTTCCTGAGAGAGCCAAAGAGGCAGTTGCCCAGTACGAGATGCCTCTGCGGTACGTGGATCAATGCTGCATCTGTAACCGAAAGACGGGTAAAGTAACTTCTTGGGTTCCCTCGTGCGAAGACATCTTCGCGGAGGATTGGTATCGTGTGAGATGAAAACATTGAAAGCGATAGCGTATGCTCTGTTATACGTCTGGCAGTTACCCCAAAACCTCGTGGGATTATTCCTGCTCCTATACTACCGTAAAGAGTGCAAGGTACACGAGGAAGACGGAACCGTGTTCTATATCGTACCGTCTGTACGAGGAGGCTTTTCTATGGGAAGATACATATTCCTGTCGAAACGCTCCCTGCTACGGGAACCGGTGTATGACCATGAATACGGACACACACGACAGTCAAGATATTTGGGGCCGCTCTACCTCTTGGTAATAGGTCTGTGCAGCGGAATACACTGCATGCTGTACGACGGAAAGGGCGGTTACTACGATTTCTGGACTGAACGGTGGGCGAACAAACTCGGTGGAATACCGGGATACGCCGGTGAAGGGAAATTCCACGAGGAAGGTTACATACATACGGTCTACGAAAAACTGGTCGCTATGGTCGACCGATTCAAGTAACCGACCGCATTAGTCTTATGAGAGGCGTCCGATCATGGAGCGCCTCTTTTATTTTTAGGTGGTTGCAGAAGTGACTTGCATTTCGTATATTTGTTGCAAACCCGTGAAAAATGACAATCGAGAACATTAACTGCCGCGAAGAACTCGAACAAGTTATCGAGTACGCGGTGAGCAAAGCGAAATGTGTACAGATACAACATCGTGTCGTAGGATATGCTGTAAGTTCTACTGCATTCTACACGTATGTAGGTTATCCGTGTCACGTGAATATCGTGGCGGGAAGAATAGCTTACATCGTGGAAGGTGCATACTGTACGACGTATTTCGGGAAGAACGTGTTCCCGTATGAGGAATTCGCGGAATTACTGCTATGAGCGATCCACTGAACGAGCTTCTTATCATAGGGCCACTGGTCGCGAAGGTACAAGTGGCCGATATATTGGATTGGGTGTCTCCGTTGTTCTCCAATGTAACATACAGAGACGGGGAACGCGACGATCTGTTCATATCCACGTATGCGTACAGAAGTTTGGACAGACTTCTTTCGGTGTCCTTCCCTACGGATACTTCGTATTTCGTTATCGCGGAACGCGGGACGCTTATCGGTGGTATTCTGTGGGAGGGAACCCGATTCGACGGTAGAAAGCTGATAAGTTATGACGATTGGTTAGACGTGCTTAAATGCAGGGCTATACTCAGTATAGAGGAGTTCACCAGTCATAAAGTCACGATAAGAAACATTCTCAAATGAAACGAGCGCTGTGTTTCGTCGTACTGATCAATAAGGAGGCGAAGACGGTTTTAGACTGGTTGCTATCCGATAAGTTTATACGGGGTTTCCACATGTACGATCTGCGTAGCGTAGGAACTTATGCAGGCAGCATCAATAAAATGGAATCCTCCGTGTACACGATAGTCGTACATAACGGGGAGGCAGAAGTGTTCGGCGATATAAGTTCGGCTGTGATTAAGTATAAGGACGACAATCTGGTGTTCCTGACGTATGCCGAGTGGGAGGAACTTTTCGACGGTACGAACCCGAAAGCGGTGCTTAAATAGACGGAGCATTACCATGATAACGAGCAGAAAGAACTACCTATGTATAGGCCCTCTGACGGCTAGGGTACATGTGGCTGACATATTCAAGTGGGCTACCGATAGGTTTACTAAGGTAACATACCAGAGTATACACGACGAATGCCGTTACATAGATACTCGTGTGTTTACGTTAGAGGAACTCCTCAAAGAGGACATACCGAAAAGCACTGCGTGGTTCGCTCTGCGCATACGTGAAGGCGCCATGTATGCGGTACTTACAGAGATACGAGTTACAGAAGGTACGATTATCAGCTACTACGAATGGGAAGACCTTCTGAAAGAGATTCGATTGTCCGAGATTCCTGAGGTACGAAAACATCCCGTAGTGGAATGTATGACGTGGTGATGCGAAGGCTATTTGCAACGTGTAACCGGTCGAAATAAGCACTTAAATATATGTAAGTACCAAAATGTATTTTTCGCGCGTAAAATCGCGGCTGTATTACGGCTACGAACGTGCGCAACCGTCCGAAATAACACGAAGGGACTATGCGACAGACGGTTGAGACGCAGTACACGTGAAAGAGTGCCTGTGCAAGTGATGGGAGAAGGGGTAAAAACGCGGTTCCGTGTGATACGGGCGGAAAGTGCGCGTACGAACGGATGCGCGGAATGACGGATTCCCCGTAATATACATATAAGTGTATATAAACGCACAACTATATAACTACGTGTGCGCGCAGATGCGCGGAATGATGTTTATATAACAGTAGTATATAGTAATAAGTATACGATGTGTAGACATTGATCTGGTGTAATGTATGCGTAATCGGTGTGCGTGCGTGTGTCGGTAGTCATTTGGGTATATGCAACCATTGATCTGGGTAAGGGTCAGCTGTGGGTAGCTGGGGTAGCCAGCTGGCTGTGCAGCGTAGCTGCGTAGTTACTCATTACGGCCACGGGTAATTCTACGTGTGTAATTACGTGTAGATAATTAGTTATTGCGGCCAATATACGTAGTTACTACGTGTGTAGATAATTACCAGCGCAATTTGCGCGTAGTTCTGTGTGTAGATATACGTGTAGTTATTGCGCAATTACTGTATACAGTTACACGTAGAATTATATGCGGCCAATTACGCGCGTAGTAACTACGCACAGTTACTACCGGCGTTATATATATATATATAGGTATGCGGCTTCTTGTACATGTAACTAATTATGACGAGTTACGCAGATTAATTATGGGAACCAATTTGCGTTCCGAACTCAATAAGGTTTATTACCGTGGGAAAGTATATACGTGCGAACAACTATCTACGCAGAAATTAGATTTCCCTCTGTATGCGATAGTCACGGATACTGAGATACTGCTAACAGTGCGCCCGTTCGCAGAAAGAGTAACAATCTCTGCAAGCGATTATCTCGATCTATTTACATAATTGTAGCTCGTACACGAAGGCTATTTTGGGCCTAAAATAGGGGTAAAATACCGTAATTTAGCCTTATTTAGCGTAGTTATGCGTAATTGCAAAATAGGAAATCGCTGATTATCAGCGATATACTCAGTAACGTGTATGCGTAGAATAACTGGCTGAGAATTTTCTGTATAGGGCAATCCCCCACGAGGCTTCCGTACACGCGATTCTCAGAGGGTTAAAATAGGCCAAAAATCGCTGTAACTCGCACAGCCATTGTACGATACGGCGAAAAATCGATGATAAAAATTTCGAGGATTCTGGAAATTCTGGAAGCGCTAATTAGCGTAATTACGGGTTATTTTACGCTAATTACGGCTACATGTAAATAATTGCGCAACTCATTACGCATGGGTAACTGTACGTGTAACTACACGAGTAAGCATGTAAAAGGTTGCGGGAACAAGTATGAATTACACATATGAAGAATTTACTTACACGATTAGGCGAGCAATACGTGGGTGTGAATATCTGCGTAGACGTAACAAGTAACAGCGAACTGCGTAGAATGTTCGACGCGCTGCTCAATGGTAAAACTACAATGATAGATTACTACACTACGTTCGGAAGGGCGGTAAAGTACGGAACTAACTTTCTGCTCAATGACGCAGATGTAGAATATCCGTGTCTGCTCAGTATGCAGGACGGGGAACTGTCTCTGCACGCGGGTTACATAGTTCCTGATTCGCACGTTTTGTCGGTAGATGATTTTATTGAATTATACTTATGATAATACGTGTAACTACACAAGAGGAACTGCGCGAAGTACTCGCTTATATGTGCATCTATCTCGGACAGACACAGGTAAGAATAGATTTGGACGACTCTACGGTCCCGTTACATACGTCGTACCTAAGAGTGAAAGTGGCGGATGGCGATTTTCCCGTAACCGTGGTATGTCATAAGGTGGCCGGGATACATATAACATCCAATGTAACCAATGTATGCATATTGTCTTATGAAGACTGGTTAGACGTGCGGCCGTAAAATGTAAACGGGTGGGGTCAAAGTAGGCGCTCACGTATGTAGCCATACGACGCGATGGCTTCGCGGAGGGGGGAATTCTGCTCGTGCGTGTGAGCAGAAAATGGCCCCCACCCCTTAAACGGGGTGCGTGCCCGAGAGGGTTGCGGGTGGTCCGCTTAGGTTACAGAGTAGAAATCACAGACTGAGCCATTTCCCGCTTAGATTACAGATCAGATTTTCAAGAACGAGACATCAAAAATTACGGTTAAGTCATAGAGTTGGTTTCGTAGGTCAAGACATGCCCGTACTCGTTATGGTTAGGGTATGTCTTACTGCTGCTGTATTATGCGACAGACTTGTATGTGCGCGATATGTATAGAAATCGACGTTTCGTATACACGACGTGCGGTATATGTATGGAAAACCCCCTGTTCGTATACATATTCCGCCGGTTGTTCCTATTTCGTTATAGTTTTCACGTACTTTTTACCAATTTTTAACGGCCTGAAATTGAGATAGTTACGAAAAAGTCCGTATATTTGTATAACGAAAAATCAATTAAAGTACGTGACCATGAAAACGAAACGAGTGGAGGCTTATATGAAAGCTCACAGGAAGAATGAATTCTACGCGAAACGTGTAAGGGGAGGCTACTATGCGGTGATCGATGGGTACGATATGTCGATGGAGTCTTTGGAGGTTTCCGAGGAAGCCGCTATCGCTCTTATTCACAAGCTTAATCAACTGAGAAACGAAAGAATACGCTGAGTTATGAAAGACGCATTGATATTATTCATCGGTGTAGCGATGATGTACAGTGACAATCTGGGAATTATTTTCTTGGGCGCCGTAGTTGTAACGATCGCTACGGTGCGAATTTTAGGTAAAGTGTTCGAGAAATGATACTGCATGTATTCGGGGAACCCGTTCGCGTAGCGGATGATATTGCGGACGGAGTATATTCGCACGCACACGTAGTGGAGAGGCTTATTGCCGGCGGGGCAGGAGGTTATCCTGCGGTACATTATTTTATGGAGGCACCGGTGGAAACGGTGCGTATAGAAAACGGAAACATCTATGAAAATAACAACGATCGATAAGGGGACGGCTGAGGCGATAACCAGCAGGTTACACGATGCGGTGCGCGATGTGGCCGACAGTATGGGGGTTACGGTTTATGTCGAGAGGGCGAAATTTTCTACTGTCGAAATGTCGGTGACGTTTTCGATCAAACTGCCCGCAGATAAGACTGAGTTTCCGCACTATGTGTACGACGGTTTCGCAGAGAGGGAGGGTGTGGAGTACGGGGAGCATTTCGTCGGCAGCCGGTACAGGGTAAAGGTCGATAAGTCTTACCAGATAGTAACGGTTACGGGTGTGGACTTCAAGGCGCGAAAGTACAAGGTCTGCGTCGAAATCGACAAGAGCAAGTACCGTATCGCACCGGCGGCGCTGAGGGGCAATATGCTGAGAGACCGCCCTACGTGGGAAGACTTCGCGCTGTGGTGCCAGTACGACGGGGACGATGACCGGCTGATCGGTGACACGGTGGACAGGTGGGACTTTACCGAAGTCTATATGAACAAGACCTTCGGGGTGACTCGACTATCGGTGCTCCGCGAACTGCTTGAACGGTTCCGACGGACGGAGCCATCCCCGGAGAATGTTCAGGACGTCGCCGATGCACTGAAACGGCTGTCGATGGAACCGAGGAGTGAAGCGCTGCGCATTGCGGTTATTGAACAATTGAGGAGAGTATTAAGATAACATACATATATGGTACGTGTAATTTACGAAGGGTTCGACCGGAGGGTGCTGACGGTGCGAATCGAAGGGGCGCCCGAGGGGGCGGCCAAGATGGTGACGAAAGTATGCAGGGGGGAGCGGTTCCTCGATGCGGAGTTCGTGTCGGTGCGAAAAAGCGGCGAGGTGTTCTTTGCCTCGTGGCGGCTGACGTCGAACAAATTCCCCGTGCTGCATGTATTCGAGGGAGTGCGGTATTGTTTGCAACAGGATATTAACAAGAGGTTATGAACGAAGAAATCAAGAGAGTGTTCGATGCGTTCGATACACTGGGAACTACGGAGGCTTACGTGTTCTCCTACAAAGTAAGAGGGAGAAGAATGTATCAAGTCAACCGCAGAGGCGCCGGTTTGCGGCAGCAACCTCTGACGGTCGGGAAGGTTACGGTGCCGTGCGGTCTCGGTATGACGGCGGCGCAGATATTGAAGTGTATTTACGGCAAATGATTATGAAAGAGATGCTTGAACCTTATGACCCGGAGTATCTCCGTGGTGACGCTGGGGAGAACCCTTACAGACTGTCCGCGAGGGAGAAGCGGAGAATGCGTGCGCTGTCGCGCGTGGAGAAACTATTGAAACGCGAGATGATCCCGCACACGTGGGATGACGGTTATCGAGTGGAGCGATGCTTCGCGTCGTATCGCGACGTGCGGTATCTGTGGGTGACGGACTACGGTACGTTCTGCTATGGTACGGAAGACCGATGCCTACACGAATCGCCCGATGTGGATACGGTATTCGAAGTGCTGCTGCGGTGGTGGTCACGGTAGATAAATATCCGTTGTTCCTATTTCGTTATAACATTGTGGTAATTTTTACCAATTTTTAATGGACTGAAAGTGAATAACTTACTATATTGTTCGTATATTTGTATAACGAAAAACCCTAAAATAAATTACTGCTATGAAAAACGCTAAGAAGAATGCACGAAAGAACGCACAGATCGTATTCAATCCTATTTTGAGCGAATCCGCTATGGAGGGAACCAGCCTTAAACTGCGTTTCGCCAAGTCCGTAAATCAGAGGGTGCTCAATGACAATATCGAAAGTCTATTTAAGCGGCGTCTGGTATTGCGTTGCAGTGCTGCCAGTGACTTCTACGGTCGCGGAGAGTTCGCGGTGGAGTGCAAGTGCGGCGACGAGTCGTTCATTTGCACGTTATACGCGCGGTATAATCAGGTGTGCATCGGTGCTGCGTCGAATACGCCGGCACGTGTCGTTCTCGCGCTGTCCGACGCGGTGCGCGGTAGCGAGCCGGCGCAGTTCGAGATGTCTACGCTGCCCGATGATGAGACGCACGGTGAGGTGCTGTCTCCTGCGGTCGAACCCGTTCCGGAGGTGGTGAAACCTGCTGCTGTGAAATCGGCCGAGGAGAAACCCACGAGGTTGTCGTCTACGAAAAGTCTTACGGAATCGGTCGAACGAATTCTGCGCGAGTTCGACAAGGTGCTGTTCGACGACATGGCTACTGTTTACGAAGCTTATCTCCGTGACGGTGACTTTGCGGAGGCGCGCGAACAATTACACACGCTGATGTGCAAGACGTTCAAGAAAATCCCGTTCGACTTCAAGGTGTGCCGGTACACGGAGCGTCCCTTCGGTGTGCTGATAGACTACTACGGTTTGAAGTTCGGCTACAAACTGTCGATGAAGGAGGGCTTCATCGAATCGAAGGTGATCGTAGTTAGCAGCTGCGGTATGTAATATTTTAAAAACAATACGAACGATGCACACAATCCCCACGATTACGGCGGTAGCGGCGATGCCGCGCGCCGAACTGATCCGGCAGCTTGTTGCGAAGGGCCGGTACACGATTCACGAACTTCTCGAATGTAGCGACGGTGTGCTGTGCGTGCGGTATCTGCTGCACGCGGCACCCCCTGCGATATTCCTGCCCTTTTTGCGCGAATTCGCGCGGTTGAACGGTCTACCGGCTAACGGTGCGCGAACGACGGCGATATGCTATGAATTACTTGAAAAATCAATCCAATAAACGCGACAATGATATGGCACACGAAATTGTAACGACTACGACAGGACAAGTAGTAGAGATCGACACCGACACGAAAAAATGCAGGAAGATTCTGCACGATCTGGCAGACCTTACCATCGAAGATGCTGTCGATGCGTTCAGTCTTAATTTGAAGGTATACCAGCGGTATCTGAAAGATCACTTCCTCGGTGAGGAATGTCCGATCAAAAAAGGCAAACTGCTGTTCCGCGGTTTCAGGATCGGCTGCGATTCCGAAAGCGGTTTTACAATGATCGACACCAACGGCGGCGCATACGCCGAAGTCGACACACCGTTCGAAGGCATTCCTACGCCGAAGGAACTCGCTGCGTTCTTTGAGCGAAAAGTGGTGCATCATACCGCTGACGAGCTGGCGATCGCTGCCGAACGGGGGCGCAAACAACTCGAAGCTGAACGGCGGCGTATCGAAGTGCTCGAAGGGGAACCCGACTTCGAAGTATTACGCCGGAAGGTAATCGCTAAAATCGACGCGATCAATGAGGGAAAATCCGTGAAGATCGACCCCGTGACGATACCGGATATGATTCCATTCCGACGGTGGAAGATCGCGGTCGGTAAACTGGTTCGTCAGTGGCAGGAGAAGAAAATCCGGTACCCGAAACTGCTGTCGATGGTGCGATCGGTTACGGAGGAACAGGACTTCGAGACTGCATCCGACGCGAAACGGTATACGTTCGTGGGAACGCTGCTGCCGGAGTTTTCGTCGGTCGGTGCACTGACTGGCGACAAGATCGAAGTCGACGGTAAGCTTACAGATGCGACGAAGTTTTTGCAGGACTATCTGCTGCACTACGAACCGAAGGCGATGCCGCGGCTGATGCAGTACGCAAAGGGGGAGATCGATGCGGTAACGCTCTTGCGCGATCCGTACACGGAGGACTACGAGGACTATAACTCGAAACTGCTGCCGAGGAATGCGACGAGTGCCGCGGTACTCACGGCGCTGTTTGCCAGTGTGGGAATCGAGGCACCCCAAGACATCTACTACGACGCGGAGATGAAAGTCGGTGACAAGGTGCTGCTGTGGTGCGACGGTGAGTGGCGTAAGAAGACGGTTCTCCGTATCGAGGAGGACGGCGGTATATACTGCTGCGCTGACTATGCGTTGCGCAAGATCGATAAATTCATTAAATTAGAGGCGTAGAGTTATGAAAAATCATGCAACTGTCGAATACCGTAACATGCTGCACAAGAATCTTGCCGGTGCTCTGTCCGAATTACGTGAGACCTGTGTAGCCGATTATACCAAGCCTGAGGGGGGGTTTAGGCACTTGTTTAGCCGGTACGGTTTTACGCAGGCTTCCGGTAGCCGCCTTATGAAAGTACTGCGAGAGCTTCGTGCCTGCAAAACACAGGGACACACCCGAAATATGACGCTGCTGTGGGAACCCGCGGTCAGGATTACCGACGATTTCGTGAGCATCGTTTACGAGCGGTATATCCGAAGCAGCTTTTCGTGTGTTCCGAGCAGGATGCTCGTCGACTATACCGATTCGGAACTTCTCGCAGAGGTTCGACGCAGGAATTTAGTACACTGATATATTATGACAAAGAAAAAACTCGTTACCCGTGAAGACGTGTGCTACGTCTGTGGTGAACCTATCGGAGTGATCGTGTATGATGACCGCAAGGAGAAGTACCGTAGTAAAAAGAATACGGTCGTATGCTCCGGCAGTCTGTGCCCCAAGTGTAAGAAGATGGTCGATTACGGCGGTATATTCTTTATCGAGGTAAAGGACGGCTCTAATGGTCTTGAAAATCCGTACAGAACTGGAAGGGTTATCTGCATTCAGGAATCCGATGTTAAGAAGGTTCTCGAAAACTACCAGCCGGTAAACCTTGTCGAGGAATGGCTGTTCTCGGTAATGTTTCCCAAATACGAGAAAATCAATGAAGACCCCAAGTAAGCGGGAGATACTTGTCCTTACGGGCCATTTGTGCCCGAAGTGCGACGAGTTTACGGAATTGGTCGAATCGTCCGAGATATACGGTACCGACTTCGGACTTCTTTACCGGTGCCCGACGTGTCACGCATACGTCGGGTGCCACAAGGGGTCTCTGAATGCTAAGGGTAGTGTCTCTGGAAGAAATCTTCGGGAACTCCGAAAGGCGGCTCACCATTCGTTCGACAGTATGTGGAAATCCGGGGATATGAATCGCGAAGATGCCTATGCGTGGCTGTCCGAAAGGCTCGGTATTCCGCGGTACCTTACACACGTCGGGATGTTCGACGAGGCGCAATGCCGCAGAACTATTGAATTGTGCAAAGCGTATGCGAAGGAAGAAGGAATACGTCGTATCTGATGAGACCGCCGATCGGTATATTTCGCTCGTGGTTTTACCGGGTGAAGATTATATGGACAGTTATCGGTGTACTGAGAGGCAGTACCATGCCGACATGCGACAAGTAGCTGCCGATACGGCTGTTCGCGTACTGTGTCATTTGATCGAATGCGTCCCTACGCAGGAAGACCTCACGCTCGACAAAAAGGTAGGGACGGCGATAATATTTTATGAACGTCTTAAATTTTGGTGTACACTGTTAAATGGAACTGAGAAGCTATAATGTCGAAAGAATATTTAAGGACTGTGCTACCTGCGTACTGGGAAATCTCGTCGGTACACGAAAGGAGGAACTCGAAAAATACGCCGCCGATATTCTCGATATGATTCGACAGATACCCACAGAGGAAGTAGACGGTAAACAGTGCAACGTATTCGGGTTGTGCCATAACCGCAGAGACGGTGAACAATGGACACCCTATTTGCAAATCATCAGGATGCTGATGTTGCTGGCTCGTCGCCTCGACTATGTGTACTGGGAGGGAGAACTCGAACCGGATACTGTTATCTGGTTCACGATTCCTAATGCGTAATTATTTTACGACAAGATATATATATATATAAGTCTGAAAAATTTTGTTACATTTGTACCGAGGGAGCCTTAACATTTTCGGATATGAAGAAGGAAAAACAGGTAAAATCGTATACTCGACGCACCAAATCGGGGAAGACCGTTACAGTACGTGCACACTCTGCGAAGTATGACGCGGCCGACGATTTGGTAAAGGGTCTGCTCAAAAAGAAGGGTTCCGGTAAAGAACTCGAACGTGCTGTCGACGCGAGAGGCGTCGACACGCTCATTAACGAGATGGCCGATTCCGGTAGACTGGCGGTACCGGTCAGCAAGGAGGAGTTCCATGTATGGTATCACGAACCGAACAGTATTGCCGGTAAGGCTGCTGGTAAGAAACTCCGTTCTGTACTCGGTAGTAAAGAGTACAAGAAACTCGACGAAACCGCTAACAGTGGGTACTCCGCCAGAGGACACTCCAAGCTGTATGGTACTCTGGATGGCATCATCAACAGTGAGGCCAATGTGTCCAAACGTCTTGACGCACGTGGGAAATCTGTGAAACCCGCTGAAAAAGCTACTTCCTCAGTAGGGCGTAAGCCCGTCTATTCTCCGCTTGAAGAAGTCCGTCTCAGTAAGGCAGGGTATCGTATCGGTAAAGACGGTGAATCCATCTACAAAGGGAGTCGGAAACTTAGCAAGGATCAAGTCGCCGACCTTCGTAAGATGCTGTCTCGCGGTGGACGTGCTTCCGATAAGGAGGCGGCTATGATTCGGAAAAATCATCCTCACCCGACGTATAAGGACATCCTGTACAGCCGCGGAGAAAATACTGGGGACTCCTTCATAACTGCGGCACAACAACTTGCTCGGAGTGACTCGAAAGGTCGTTCGAACAAGAAAGCCCTGCAAACGTTGGTTAGGGCCGGTTTTGTTAAAGACAGCGGCGACGGTGAGTTTCAATTTGCAGACGTTCACGAAGTACCCAGAAGGAATAGAAAATTCTTCGATAAAGTGTTCTCGGCATACGAAGATGAGAGCGATAAATACTGATTTTAGGAGGATTTTCTAAATAAGTTTGTATCTTTGTAGGTGAGCATCGAGGAGGTGCCCACCTATTTTTGTGTCTATGCAGATCGTTTCGTCCAATATTCGCACGGCTGACTATGATCGTCGTAACAGAGTATTGCGAATGACTTTCGTAAACCGGCCGAACTGGTTGTACGAATACTTCAACGTACCGGTCAAGATATGGACGCGCTTTTTGCAGGCAGATAGTAAGGGGCAGTACTTTTCGGCGTACATCCGAGATGCTTATCGTTATCGTAGGTCATTCACACGAAAATAATGGAAGCAATGGCAGTAGTTACGCGAGTATTCGAATTCGATGCGGCGCACCGAGTTATGAACGAGAGAGTGAAGTGCTACAATCTTCACGGACACCGTTTTCGGTTGGAGGTTTCCTTCGGAATATCTCCCAAGTTCTACGATCTGGGGTATCCGATCGACTTCAAGGAACTTAAACGAGTGTTCGGGGCTTACATAGATGAGTTTCTGGATCATGCGTGTATAGTCAATCCGAAAGATCGTGAAGTGATCGATCTGTGCAAGCGGAATAACTGGAAACTCTGGGTAATGGGACATGGTGCCGACGTCGATCGAAACCCTTCGGCGGAAAACCTCGCCGAGGAGATATTTACGGTGTTCAGGGAACTGGCCCAGTTAAGTCCCGAGGAGTTCGATGTTCGCTCGGTTAAGCTGTACGAGACGCCTAACTGTTGGGTGCAAGTTTCCGAGACACAGAATTACCTCGACGTGGGTGTGAAAAACGCGCTGTTCATTTGGCGCGATAAAAAGGGTACCTTCGAGTACGACAGCAGACGATGCCAGTAAAGAAGAAACCTCTCAAAGAGGACGGTTTTGTATTCGAGACTACCGGTGGTAGTGTTACGGATATTGATACATCGGACATGGCGGGTCGATCCGTATCGTTCGATGCGCACTTCATTACGGGTAAGATCATGGACTTCGGTAAAGTGCTCACCGGAATCCCGCTGTACTCCTATCAAGAAGAGATTGCCTATCGGATCATCTACTCGGTTATAACGTTCGAAGGATCGGTGCTGACGGTGCTACTCTCCCGACAGAGCGGTAAGTCCGAGACTATGGCGTTCGTCATAGATACGCTTACTGTATTACTTCCGGCACTCGCTAAGATCATTCCCGATCTGGAACAATTTTCGAACGGTTTCCGCGTCGGTTTGTTCGCGCCTCAATCCGATCAAGTAGTCACGACGTACTCGCGCGCAATGACGCGATTAACGTCAGCAAACGCCGAAATGGTGCTATCCGATCCCGATCTGCTGGTTTCGCTTGAAAGTGAGGTACGACTTAACCTCAGTAACGGGTCGTTCCTTGCCGGTCAAGTCGCCAGCAAACAATCCAAGATAGAATCGAAGACGTATGACCTTATAATCATTGAGGAGGCTCAGGATACGGATGACTTTTTGGTCACTAAGAGTATCGAACCTATGCTCACGGCCACCGGTGGCACCCTCGTAAAAGTAGGTACTACGGGTGTTACCAAGAATCACTTCTGGTATGAAATTCAGGCGAACCGAAACCACGATCGGAAGATACCCGACAAACGGCTTCGGAATCATTTCGAGTATGCCTATAAGGAGATCATTTCGGCACGCCGACACCAGTTCGAGATAGACCATAAGAAGTTCCACCTCAACTACGAGGCCGATATTCTGCGTAAGAAGGAACGTTGGGGGGAGGATTCTCAGGCGTTCAAACTCGCGTATGCCCTCGTATGGGATTTGGAAAGCGGTATGCTTATCTCCGACAAGGAGTTCAATACGCTGCTGAACAGGAAACTCGGTTTTCAGGAACCTTCTACGGGCGACTATGTGGTCGCCGGTCTCGATATTGGTAAGGCGCCGGCTGAAACCGTTCTTACGATCGCTAAGGTATGGTATACGGACGATCCATTCGAAAAACCGTACAAACAAATTCTCGCGTGGGTATGCCTCGGAGGTCTCGACTACGAGGCGCAACATCATGAGATTCTGAACTACATTGTGGAGTACAATATTTCCACTATATTTGCGGATTATACGGGTGTCGGCAAACCGGTAGTCGATCGTCTGGTGTACGCTTGCGGCGAGTACGTGAACATAGAGCCGTATACGTTCACCGCTCAAAGTAAATCGGATATGTGGTACAATTTCACGTCCGATATACAGACGAGGAGATTGATCGTTCCGGCTAACCGTATGGTCAGGGGTACTATCGAGTTCCAGAAGTTCGAGGAGCAGATGAAAAACTGCCAGAAGTACTTCAACGGTGCCTACATGGTGTGCGAGAAGTCCGAGGGGTACTTCGACGATATGGTAGATAGCTGCGCGTTAATGTGT